CAGAAGTCTCCAGATAAATCTGCGACCCCTCTTGCTGCTCATGAGCCATTTTATATCCGATTCCTCGTTTTGCCGGTCAATTCTTTCATCAGACTTTTTATTGTCTTTAGATTTTTGTTGACCTTTAAAATCGAGAGGATTGTATTCGCTCATGCTTTAATATATCTAGTCATAACTGGGTTACGGTCACACCTTACTAAAACATTGATGGGTAAAGTTTTCTTAATTTTTCCATTTCTTTTCTAGCTTTATCTGACAACATACCTGCTTCATCCATTGCTTTATATGTTTGTATTTTTCTACGTTGAATATTAGAAATAACACCTTTTTTTTCAGCCATTACTTGTTTCCTCCATACAATGTATCTGCAAATTTTTCTAATTTAGATTTGTTTTTCTTTTTTTCTTTCTCCTGTCTGTTGTGTTCTTCTATCATTTTTCTATACCTTTTTTTAAAATCAGGTGACATTTTTGTAAAATTTGGATCTTCCATTTTATACCTCCAATGGTGATGGTGAATTGTAACCACTGAACTGATTCATCAGATCCATGGCGTTATTTGAGTCAACTTTACCAATTTTTGCCATATTTTCAGCAGCTTGATTTTGTGCTTCCTGTTGTGCCATGGCTTGTTGTGCTTCTGCTCTTGCTTTGCGTACCTTTGCAACTTGTTGACCGGGAACAATTAACGATGGATCAACGCCTAACATATCCGCATATCCATCTGCCCATGCATCAGAATCAAATTTATCCAATACATCTGGTTTCATTTGAGCAACTAAACCCATACTGTTTACATATCTATCTACACTGTTT